GGCAACCTAACTGGTTGTACTCGTGGGTACAGTTCTACTACAGCAGCAGCTCATGCTTACGGCGATCCTGTCTATATTCCTGTCACTGCTACTTCTGGCGATGCAGGGGCTGTAACTACGTTGAACGGTGCGATTACGACCACCAGCGGTACCGGCCCTATTACGTTGACCAGTGTTACGGGGTTTGATGCATCAGGTGTGGTGCTTATTGACAGCGAGCTAATCTCGTATACGTCGATTGTTGGTAGCACCCTGGACGGTACGATTACTCGAGGCGTGGGCGGAACTACTGGCGCAACCCATACCAACGGGTCAACCGTCACACAGGTACGAGGCGGCAGCTCAACGGTGGCTGCTTATCAAATTGCCTCGGGATCAGAGGTGCAAACTTCAACTTCAGGCTGGGGTGCTGGATCTTGGGGTAGCGGGTCGTGGGGCACTGGCGCTGCGGGTACTTTGCCACTGCGGATCTGGTCCCAGGCTAACTTTGGCGAGGATCTGGTTTTTGGCCCAGTCGGTGGCGGTATGTACTACTGGGATGCAAGCGGTACTGTGGCCGCTCGAGCTGTGCTGCTATCGTCATTAAGCGGGGCCTCGGACGTTCCAACGATCCAGAACTGGATTCTGGTATCAGATATCTACCGTTTTGTCTTTGCCTTGGGTTGTAACAACGCCTCAGACCCGACGACTCAGAACCCGATGCAGATCCGCTGGACAGACCAGGAAAGCGCGATCAATTGGACGCCGTCAATCACCAATCAGGCAGGTGGTCTGCTGTTATCGCACGGGTCTAAAATCATCACCGGGATGCAGGCACGGCAGGAAATTCTGGTGTGGACTGATACATCGATCTACTCGTTGCAGTACATCAGCCCTCAAGACCCATGGTTTGCCCAACTGGTTGGCGACAACATTTCGTTGACGGGGCCTAATGCCGTGGCATATGCCAACGGTACAGCTTATTGGATGGGCACCGACAAGTTCTATCAGTACAACGGTAAGACTCAAACCTTGATCTGTGACCTGCGTCAGTACATCTACGGTGACATCAACCTTGAGCAGAGCTATCAGTTTGTAGCTGGTACTAATGAAGGCTTTAACGAAATCTGGTTTTTCTACTGTTCAATCAGTGGGCCAGATGGAACGGGCACAAGCGCCAGCCCAAACACGGTGTTAGATCGGTATGTTGTGTATAACTACGCTGAAAGCGACGGCAAAGGCGGTACCGGAATTTGGTACTACGGCAATCTGGGCCGGACTGCTTGGCTAGACTCGGCGCTGCAGGGTTTCCCCTTGGGGGCAACGTACAACTACAACATCGTCCAGCATGAGAATGGCACGGACGACAACACGACTTCATCCACGGAGCCGATTGTTGCCAGCATTACCTCTGCTGAGTTTGACCTGGATGATGGTGACAAGTTTATGTTTGTCAGGAGGGTGCTGCCGGATCTGACGTTCCGGGGGTCTACGGCAGAGTCTCCTTCCGGGGTACTAACTTTGCAGCCGCTCAAAAACTCAGGCTCTGGGTTTACTTCTCCGTCTTCTGTTGGCGGAAGTGGTAATGCATCGGTAACTCAGACTGTCCCCGGTACGTCTTACACCATTGATGAGTTTACGGGGCAGGTGTATATTCGGATGCGCGGTCGCCAAATGTCCATGAAGTGGGAATCGACCGGCACTGGAGTGGCGTGGCAACTAGGTTCGATGCGTCTAGATGTACAGCCTGATGGTCGCGCCTCAGGTTCTGGGGTATCGGGGGGATAATGCTTACCACTGTTACCTATAGCACCCGTGCGCCCGCCCTGCCGTATGCACCAGATGGCTACGACAAACGGTATGTTGACCAGTTCAACAACATCCTTCGCATCTACTTTAACCAGCTGGATGCGGCGATAAGGAATCTTGTGGCAACTACAGACAGCGCAATCCCGGTATCAATTGGCGGCACTAACGTCGATGCGTTTGGCCGTTTGCGGGTCAGCAACCCTCTGACTCTGTTTGACTCCTCCCACCGCTACGCGGACAACAACCTGTGGGTCAACAGCATCACCGGCACCGCAGCAGCCACGTTCAGCGCGGATGAGGGCTTGATCAACATGACTGTTGGCTCCGCCAGCGGCGATCAGATCATCCGCGAGACCATCAAAGTCTTTGCGTATCAACCGGGCAAGAGCCTGTTGGTTATGAGCACCTTTGTGTTTGGTACGGCCAAGGCGAACCTGCGTCAGCGTGTCGGTTACTATGGCGCTGCCAACGGCATTTACTTTGAGCGCGACGGGACGACCAACTACATGGTCGAGCGCAGCAGCGTGACGGGCTCTGTGGTCAATACGCGAATTGCCCAGGCCGATTGGAACCAGGACCCCTTGAACGGCACTGGGCCCTCGGGCTTGACGCTGGATTCTTCCAAGGCGCAGATTCTGTACATGGACGTCGAGTGGCTGGGCCTTGGCACAGTTCGCACGGGCTTCATCATCAACGGGGAGTTCATCCCTGTGCACAACTTTGATCACGCCAACCTTGTCACCACTACTTACATCACCACCGCCTCCCTGCCGTTGCGGTATGAGATGACCAACACTGCGGCCACCTCCGGGGCCAGTACTCTTAAGCAGGTCTGCTCCACCGTGATCTCCGAGGGCGGCTATGAACTGCGTGGGGCGCAGCTATCCGCCGGTAATACCATTACAAGCCCCACCACGCTGACCACCGCCGGGACGCTCTACCCCATCGTGTCGATCCGCTTGAAGACAGCGCGGCTAGACGCAATTGCCATTCTGACCGCCATATCAATCTTAGGTGTTACCAACAACGCAAATTACAAGTGGTCGGTGATTGCCTCTGGCACTACGACCGGCGGCACTTGGGTAAGTGCGGGCACAAATTCGGGGGTGGAGTACAACATCACCGGCACGGCGTTTACTACCGGCACTGGGCGCATCTTGGCAACGGGCTATTTCCAAGGCTCCAACCAAGGAGCGGCCAGCGTGGACATTTTGAAGGCGGCGCTATTTACCACCCAGCTTGAGCGTGACCCGTTTACCCCGACTGCTTATGAGCTAACGCTGACCTGCGCGGCAGCATCCAACGGGGATCAGGTGCTTGGCTCTTTGGACTGGGAAGAGATCAGCAGGTAATCGGGGGTTAATGATGGCTGATGCGAAATCACAGTACAACGAACTGGTCAGTATCTGGGACAACCCGGATAAGTATAAGTCTTGGTTTGATAGCCAAGGTCTGGTTACGTTCCCCGGTGGCTACGACGAAAACGGATATACGCCAGAGTCTTATGCTCGAGTAGTTGGCACCGAAACCAAGTACATGGTGAATGATGAGGGGGGTATCTCACCTTATCAGGCACCAAAGTACGAAATGGTTGCTGACCCCAAGCAAACCCTGATGCAGCAAATCAATACGCTTGCCCCCCAGGTTGGTGAGCGCCCGTTTGTTTCTACCAGCGCCGACAGCAAAACCAACAAGATTGCCGCAGAGATTGCCGATCAGCGAGCGCAGTACGGTACCGAGAGTAGATGGCAGGGTGGTGCTCGAGCTGCTTTTGGCGGGGCGACTGGGCTTGATGTGCAGATGGCGCAGGATCTGGCCTCGCGTGGCATCACCAGCTTGTCTCAGATCAAGCAAAAGGAAGTACCGGAAACAGCTCCGTCCTATGATGCTAACTCTGGGGAATGGGTCGAAAAACCGACAGGGCGCACCACGACTGTAGCTTGGAATTCTGCAGCTGATGAGCCTCTTGCTCGTCAAGGCTACCAACATGAGCGGGCGGGTTCTGGCAACGTGTGGAGCGGCACCTATGCTGGCTCTGGCAACACGATGTACAACGTGGACTTTGATCCGCAGGGCAATCCAATCTTTTCGACCAGCGGGGCGTCAAGTGAAGACGCCATGCAATACGTCACGCCTGCCCTGATGTTTGCCGCTATCGCAGCAGGCGGCGGAGCGTTTGCGCCTGAGTTGCTCGGGGCTGGCGAAGCGGCTACTGTTGCAGGATTGACCGGGGAAGCTGGTGCTCTGGCTGCTAATGCTGGGTTAGGCGCTGGTGCCGCTGGGGCTGCTGGTGCGGAGCTTGGTGGTTTGGCTGCTGGCTATGGCGCAGAACAGATTGGTGGTATTACGGCAGCGGATCTTGGGCAGGCAGGGCTGAGTGCTGGCCTGGACGAAGTTACCATGGGAGAACTGGTAAAAGATATGCCGGGAGTCGCGGAAGCCGCGCCAGTTCCTGGGCGTCCTGATCTAGGTATGACTCCGCTGTCTGACCCCCCCTCGCTCTATAACCCGCTAGACATTGGTACATCGGATGTCGGCGGGCTGGACTCGCTTTCTACTGCAGACTTGACGCAGGAGCTTGGCTACGATGCAGTAGAAAGTGCGGGGACAGAAGGCGTATTGCCTACGGACACCGAGACAGCGCAAGCAGCATTAGACCAGGACATTACGCCACTTATGGATTCGCCCGCAGGTGGTGGTCCAGCCCCAGGAGATTATTTTTCTGCCAACACTCCGGTTACTGCTGCTGATGCAGCGGCTAATGCTGCAGGTGCTGTTACGACTACAGCTGGGTTACCTGCACTAAAAGATCTGATTCCGCTTGCTCCGTCTTTAACTCGTTTACTAACAGAAGATGGTGGGGGAGGCGGCATTAGTAGTGTGGGCGGCTGGAGTGGCACCGTGCCGAAATATCGGGCGGTGCAAGAACGTATTCAGTATGACGATACCAACCGCCGTCCTGGTTCTGCGGGCCGTAGATACTTCACGCCACTGCGGTATGAACCGATTACTGACACGACTGCACCGGTTACCTTCGCGGGTGGTGGTCTGGCGGGGCTTGCTCGAGGTCGCTATTTAGGCGGGCCGACAGATGGTATGGCAGATGAGATTCCTGCTAACATTGAGGGCAAGCAGCCTGCTGCTCTCAGCCACGGGGAATTTGTAATCCCTGCCGACGTAGTCAGCCATCTGGGTAACGGTAATTCAGACGCCGGAGCGCAACGCCTGTACGCCATGATGGACAAAATCCGCAAAGCCCGCACCGGAACGACTAAGCAGGGCAAGCAAATCAACCCCGACAAATACCTTCCCGTGTGAGGTTACTATGGCTACTTCCAATAGCCCCGGCGTGAATCTCCCCCCTGATCCGACTGCAGGGCAAGAACTTTCCTCGTCCAGCACCTTGTCTTCGTGGGCTGCTCCTGCGGTAACAGACTTGGTGGCACGGGCGGAAGCTTACTCCAAGACGCCTTATGAAGCCTATACCGGTCCGTTAAGCGCCGGGGAGTCTGATTTACAGAAACAGGCATTCCAGGGGCTAAGTAATCTCACCATCCCCACGGATATGATGAAGGCGTATACGCCTCGGTCGTTCACGGATGAGGGTATTGCCACCAAGTACATGAATCCGTTTTTGGAGCAAGTACTTGAGCCGCAGCGGGCAGAGGCAGAACGTGCGGCTGGTATTAAACGACTGGAAACCTTGGGTCGGTTCACCCGTCCTGGCGGGGCGTCTGCATTTGGTGGGGATCGTCAAGCCATCATGGAAGCAGAAGGTGAGCGCAATCTTGCCACGCTGCTCGACAAGATTACCGGTGAAGGTTACAAGAACGCTTACGATGTCGCGGCCAAATTGTTTGGCACTGAGGAAGATCGGGCGTTGCTTGCGAACAGGCAGGCTCAAGACTATGGGTTGGCGGCGCTGAAACAGCAGGCAGCTGCGGGTGAAACCCAGCGGGCCATTGAATCGGAAGGCATCAAAGCTGACATTGCGCAGTTTGAGAAAGAGCTTCAAGACCCGCAGAAGAAAATGGAGTTCATAAGCGGTATCTTGAAGACGCTGCCGATTAGCACGACTAATAAAACGTACCAAGACGCAAGCGATGTTTCCCAAATCCTGGGCGACCTTGGTGCTGGGCTTGTGCTGGCTGAGTACTACAAGAAACTCTTCCCTGAGGGTTAATCATGATGCCTTCCAATGTCTCCTCGGTGGTCGATGCGTATCGCGGGCGTGAGCCTGAGTTGATGCAGCGGTATCAGAACAGTCAGGAACTCATCTACCTGCTGGCCCTGCAGAAGCTCAAGTCCGAGAAAGAAGCAGCGATGCGGGACATCCAGATGAAGATGAAACCGCGGGGTGAGCCGCCCACGATTGCCCAGCAACGGGAAGACGAGGTGCGCGATCTCAGCATGAAAGAGTTTGCCACTCAGGTCAGCGGGGCTATGCAGCAAAAGCAGGCCCAGCTGCAGGATGCGCAGCGTAATCTATTGGCTCAAGGTCTGGCTGCAGCGCCTGGAGCTAATACGGCTATGACGCCCAAAGCTATGGCCGCGGGTGGGATCGTAGCGTTTTCTGGAACAACTGGGTCACAAGTACCGGAGGTTGATCCTATTTCGGAACCTGAAACTACGGTTGTTCCTTCTGGTGTACGGCAGCTTAGTTCTTCCCAAGGCGCTGGAATCTTGGATGCGGAACTACAAAGAATTACTGACGAACGCAACAAAGCTCGTGATACTTTGGAAGGGTATACGTTTAGACGACAAGGGCAAGATCCTACTGGGTTTGCAGAAGCTAAACGACAATATGAAGTTTTGACGGAACGCCAACTACAACTTCAAAAACAACAATTCCAACAAAATCGCCCAGAAGTTGCTTTCCCTGGTCGTTCAACTGTTCGTAATGCTCCATCCCCAGTATCAACTGTTACGCCGCCCACTGCTGAAGCTGGTTTGCCGCGCGGGTATACCGCATATCCCACGTCGCAAGCATCGGGGATTGCTAGCCGTACCCCGCCCGCTGCGCCCAGCGCCCAGCCCGAGGGAAGCGCAGAAGCTCCTAATGTTGCCGGCGGTCTTAACGTGCCTGAATTACAGCGCAGCATTATGGCACGCTTAAATCAGGGGGTTATGTCTCCGCATCCATCTATTATCAATGCCGTTAGTGGATTGGGAGGATATCAACCAGGGCAAGGCGATACGCTTGCTGCTATTAAAGCAGAGCTTGCCAAAATGCCGCAAGGTAACGAACGGCAACAAGAATTGCTAGATGCGCTCAAAGCATCTATTGCTGCTAATACTATGCATGGTCAAATGTATCCGGGCATGAGTCCGGAGAACCTCAGGGCCCGTCAACAGGCAATTGAGCAGATTCGGGCAGAGGCTGGCCAGGAGTTTGACCCCAAGAAACAGGCGCTGGCTGGGCTGGCGCGGTTCCTGTTGGGTGCTGCTGGGCGTACTCGAGGCAATGAGTTTGCGGGTGCTGGTGCTGCGGGGCTTAACTATCTTGAGCAACAAGCTGCTGCTGAGAAAGCCAGTAAAGCGCAGATTCGCGGAGAAGAAGAGAGTCTCCGTAAGATGCAAGAGGCTGAAGCAGTGGCTAAGTACGGCGCCAAAGGCAAAGCTTTGGAGGCTGCAATTCAAGGCCAGGGTGTTGTGGCCAAGTTGCTTACTGATATGTCAGAAGGTGATGCAACCCGTGGCAACTATCTTGCTCGGACGGCGCTGGAGCTGGCAAGCCGTAAGGACATTAACGACAATGAGCTTCGTGCCAAGCTAAGAATCGCTGCTGCAGATCTTGGTGTGAAGCTGGCAGAAGGTCAGCTGGATCGGGTTGTCAAAGCCGCGGGCGTGGAAGCAGAACTGGTCCGAGCTGCGGTTGTGCAGGAAGATACTATGGGTCAACGCCGTAGCGAAGAAATCTCACGATTGACGGGGCAATTAGTCCAGCAGTCGCGTGAGGCCGCTGAAGACTATGACAAGCGGAAACCTATTGGCTTGGCAAACTTGAACCGTGGCGATCCCAATTTGAAGCCTGACCAAATCACGGCTTTGGACAACTGGGAACGTGATAAAAAGCTGGAAATCCAGCGACTGACTAAACCTTTACGAGAGCGTTTGGCGGCATTACAAGGTGGCAGGCCAAACTATTCTTTGACAGAGCCTGACTATAGGTCTGCTGCTGAACAAAATGTTAGAGTTACGGGTGTTAATGCTCCCCGCTAATAAGGTCAATTATGCCGATCTTCAAAGTACAGGGTCCGGACGGATACACCTACTCTGTTGAAGCACCGGAGGGCACGTCCCCGGCTTTGTTGCAACAGGCAATCCAAGAACAGGGATCGGCAGCAAAGCAGCAAGCTCGCAATCGATCGTATACCGAGGCGCTAGTTACTGATCCTGCCGCCTCGATTGTCAAGGGGCTGGGCAGTCTGGCTCAGTTTCCGGCACAGCTATACGGGTTGGCGACCGGCGACATGGATACGGCCCTGAACAGGGCTGGTGCGGCAGTCAAGAAGTATGGCGAGGAGATGCAATCTCCCGGCCTGCAGATGCGCGAAGCTCAACGCGCTGCCGCAGTACAGGAAGCAGAGAAGCGCGGCCAGCTGTCGGCGTTTGGTACTGCGTTTGGCGAGACGGTCAAAGATCCTGCTTTGATCAGTTCGTTTCTGTTGGAACAGGTTCCCCAACTATTAGTTCCGTTTGGTGGGGCCAAGGTTGCTCAGGGTGCTAGTTTGGCCCGTTCTGCTATGGCCGGTGTCCCGGTTGCGGCTGGTGCTCAGGCAGCTCAAACCGCGGCATACCGTACTGCGCTAGGTCTGGGCGCTCTGCAACAAGGCGCTGATGTCGGGGCGGAATCTTACGAAGAGCTGTACAAGGAACTAATCAAACAGCAGATTGATCCGGCCACTGCCAAGCAGATGGCGTTGGATCGGGCTCGAGCTGTTGGCGCGTCAGCGTCTACCATTTCGTTGCTGGCTCAGAAGCTTCCTGGTGCTAAGACTATTGAAGAAGCAATGGCTAATGTGCCGTTGCGCAAAACAGTTTCACAAACGATTCAGACCCCCGGAGGCACTAGCACAGCCACCAAGTTTGGCGAAACCCGTCTGGGCTCAGGTATCAAAGGTCTGCTTGGTGAGTCGGCTAGTGAAGTCGCTGAAGAGGTGGGTGGCAAATTTGCCAGTAACGTGGCAATGCAGAACATCAACCCTGAGGCTTCGCTGGCTTCTGGCCTGGGCGCGACTGCTGCCATGGCGGCTATTGGCGGCGGCACGATGGGTGGTGTGCTCGGTCTGCTGCGCAAACCTGAAGCAGAAGCGCCGCCTGCAGCCGCTCAAAGTGGAAATATTTCCACTCCTGCTCCGGGTCAACAAGGGCAACTCCCTGCTGGTCAACCCCCTGCGGGGCAATTGCCTCCTGGTCAGCCTCCTGCGGCGCCTCCGCCTGTTGACGCGATTCAAAAGTTTGTGGATTCGCAGACGGAAGAACAGCAGAAACAGATGTTGGCTGCGCTCGAGGCCAAGGCTAAAGGTACGCCCGATACACAAGTTGTTGATTCAGATGGCAAGCTCATCACTATCCCTGGTACGCCGCCAGAACTTTTACAACCGGTAGAGCGTATTGTTTATCAGTTGCTCCGGGATAAGTTTGCCGCGCCGGCAGCACCTACTGCGCCTACGACTACACCGCCTACTGGGGCCGCTCCGACTGCGCCTACGGGTGCAGCTCCGACTCCTCCTGGAGAAGCGCCGCCTACTGAACCTACTGGAGAAGCTCCGGTTCCGACTGGCGCAGCGCCGACTCCGCCGACTGAACCACCTGCTGAACCGCCCACGACACCTCCTGTAGATACGACTACTCCGCCTACGCAGTTTCCTGTTCCTCCCACACCGGAGCCACCGCCCAGCAATTATTTGGCTACGCAGCCGCTTGCCGAAAACACCGAGGCGCGGATGTGGCAAGCCAAATCAGGAATGTATGGCGTTGGGCTTTGGGATAACGATGGCAAAGAGTTTGTTGGCGGTATAACTTTTTGGCCCAATCAACAGAATGCTCGAACAAAATTTGACGAGCTTGTTAGTAAGTCGTTGCCGGCCGCTCCTACTGGAGAAGCACCTGCTGTTCAGCCTACGCCTTCTAGATATGAAGTCAAACAACAGTACAAAGATCAAAATGGGGTAGATGTTCCGGCTGGTTGGCAGCTCTTAGAAGATGGTAATTGGGCGCAAACATTTGCTACTAAAAAAGAAGCTGATAATGTCAAACGCGCTTTAGATGAAAAAGATAATCTAGAAGCACAAATTGCCAAGCTTCGTCAAAGCCAAGATCCTGGGGTTGGCAATCAGATTGAATCTCTGTTTGCCCGTAAACAGAGGTTAGAAGATTGGTTGTCAGCGCCCCCTTTTAATACTTACCCGTCAGAATCTGCATTGTCGGGAGGGAAAGAATATCGACCTAAAGTTTCAAGCGCGCCTGCGCCGACCGCTCCTAGCCAACCACCTGTAACGCCTCCTACTGGTGCAGCGCCTACTCAGCCGTCTACTACGCCTGCGCAACCATTGACGCCGAACACAATTAGCTCGCGACAACAACGGGCGATTGAAGAGTTTCTTAATAATTTAAGAAATGATGGAGGAAGTCGCCTTTGGGGGGCATTGCGTAGCAATCATCCGTTGATTCTAAACAATCGTGTCGCACAACTTCGCAAAGTAACAGATGCGTTGGCAAGCGGCATAGATAAATCTGGCAACATTGTTAAATTAACTCCTGATCTAAAAATCGTTTCATCTCCCCCTAATGTTAAAACTCCTGCGGGTAAGCCTACTGCTCCTACGGCTACCAAGCCGCCTGTCACGCCGCCTGCCGGTGAAGCGCCTGCTGGCAAACCAGCTGTGGAGCCAGGGCCTAATAAGATCTTTACTGATGATGCCGCGGCCAAAGCGCGTGAGCTTCTACGTCGCAAACTGGGTGGCACTCTTTATTCTGGTGGCCTTGATCCAGAAATTATTCAGGCTGGTATTACGCTAGCCGGTTATCACATTGAAAAAGGTGCCCGTACTTTTGCGGCTTATGTACGCGCCATGTTTGCTGACCTTGGCGATATTGCCAAGCCGTACCTTAAATCATGGTACATGGGCGTCAAGTTTGATCCTCGTGCTGCAGACCTGGAAGGATTAGATTCCAGCGCGGCAGTGGAAGCAGCAGACGTTGATGCCATCCTGGCAGAAGAGCCGGCAGAAGAAACGCCCACTGAAGAAGCTCCCCCGGCGGATGAAAACACTGAACGTGTAAGACTTGCTAACAAGTTCCTCGAGACGTTCCAAGCTGGGCAAGGATACAAAACTATTGTCCAGGCTCGTATCGCTGCAGCTGAAGTATTGGGCCGTCCTATTGAGGCTGGTACTGCCGACGCCAAGCTTGTTGATGAAGCGGTAGAACTTGCTGGTGTTTTGTATGGGCGGGATGTGTTTAACGGCCCTGGTGGAATACTCGATAAATACAACGCTCTGCAGCAGTTCCAGCAAAATCAAATGCCGTCGCTCAATGTGCGCGATAGCACCAGCATTATCAATCAAGCGTATAGCACTCCATTGCCATTAGCGTTTGCCGCAATTGAATTGGGCATGGGAGTGAATTCAAATTATCGCAAGTCAGCTACAGTGCTTGAGCCTACTGCTGGGCAAGGCGCTTTGCTTATTGGCACTGACCCTAAAAAAGCTACGGTCAATGAAATCAATCCTGACCGTGTTGCGGCGTTGCAATCGCAAGGATTTACTGTCACGCAGGAAGATGCGGGCTCGGCGCAATTCAAGCCTAAGTCAGTTGATGTTGTGCTGGCTAACCCGCCTTATGGCACAAGCGATAAGTCATACACGATTGATGGCTACACGACTACGCATCGTGATCATGCGATCTCGTTGAATGCGCTTCAAGCTATGAAGGATGATGGTAGCGCTGTGTTGTTGATTGGCGGGCCGAATAAGCTGGATGATGATTCTCGGCAGAAATCCTATCGTGCTGCATCCAAGCGGTCATTCTTCCACAAGCTGTACAACGAATATAACGTGGTAGATCACTTTACTGTTGCGGGTGATCTATATGCCAAGCAAGGCACGACTTATCCCGTTGATGTGATTGTGATTGATGGGCGTCGAGCCAATGCGACCAGACGCAACATGCCGGCTGCTGCGCTGCCCAGGATCATTGAAACTTGGGATCAGCTTGAAGGAGTATTGGATGGCTCGAACATTGACATGGGCCCCTTCGGGGGAAGCGAGGCAGCTCCTGGGGGCGATACAGGGACCACCGGGACTGGCTCTGAACCACAAGGTGTACCTACTCCACCTAGCGGCGAGGGTGCAGGATCTGGCGGAGGAGGCGGACGAAGCGGAGCTAAAACAAGTGGAGAGTCTGCTGCACCAAGCGGGCCTGCTGGAGGTGCCGCTGGACCGGGAGGAAGCGGGGCTGCTCCTGGTGCAGGAGAACCCATCGATCAAGGAGATATTGAAACAACGGCAGGTGCCGGGGCTGGGACTGCCAAAGGTGCTGGAGAAGAACAACCCGGAGGCGGCGCAGGTGTACCAGGAGGCGGGACTGCTCCAGTGGGTGGAGCCGCTGTTGCGGGGGCGCCTCGAGCACGACTGACGGAAGAGCAAACGCAGAAGCTTCAGGTTCCGTATAACAATTTTTCATCCAATAAATCTGTTAAGACATTAGTTGCGACTAATCATTTAACGCCTATTCAAGAAGCGTTTGCCAATTTGCAGGAAAAGGTTGGCAACATTGATACGTTTGTTCAAACCAAACTGCAATACAAACCGGAAGAGTTTGCCAAAGCGTTTTCAGCTGAACAGGTCGAAGCCTTAGCGTTGGCGATTTATAACATTGAAGCCAACCGCGGGTTCATCATTGGTGATCAGACTGGTATTGGTAAAGGCCGTGTGGTTGCCGGCATGATCCGTTATGCCATGTTGCACAACAAGATCCCGGTGTTTGTCACCCAGATGCCGGATCTGTATGGCGACATCATGCGGGATTTGAATGACATTGGGATGCCTAATGTCCGCCCGTTGATGACTGACAACAAAGCGTCGGTCCCTTTGGATGCTGAAGCTTTGCAGTGGTATGGAGAAAAGCAGGAAATCGAAGCTGACATTCTGGAATTGCGCAACAACGCTGATGACTTTGCTGTGGTGGAGTTGGGCGACAAGTTTGCTGGATTGGAAGGAGATCCCAGAGAGAAAGCTCTTAATGACTTTTTGAGGACTTCTACTAACTCAAATGTCGTAGCGTTGCGCGAACAGATTGCCGAGTTGAAAGCATCAATCCCTGAGCGTCGTGGCAAGTTTCTGGATACGCCAGACAACAAGCGGCATGAAGCGGCATTAGCTCAGATGATGCAGAACAACTCTTTGGGTAACTATGACGCCATCTTTACGACTTACAGGCAGATGGACCCCAAGAGTTCCGGTAAAACCAAACGTGACAAGCAACATTTCAAGGTTACTACGCCACCAGAGTTGTATTTCCGCCATCAGTTTTTAGATCAGTTTATCAATGAGAACACCATGCTAATCATGGATGAGTCTCACAACATTGGTAAAAAATCGCCGCCGCAACAAAGCACTGGCCGCGGCAACATTGTCCGAGGTTACATTAACAAAGCTGGTGGAGTTTTCTACTCGTCTGCCACTTTTGCCAAAAATGTTGACGTGCTGGATGCGTACAACAAGACCGACATTGGTATGGCATTCCCTGGTGATCCGCAACGGCTGATTGATTCGTTGTCTTCTATCCCGATGCAACAAGCTGTGTCGGCTATGTTGGTTGAGGCAACGCAGTATCTCAGACGTGAAAGATCGTATGAAGGTATTTCATATACGAATGAAACCGTCGAAGTAGATCAAGCCGCGGCAGAAGATCTGTCAACTGCCATGCGTTTGATTGTACAGTTTGACCAAGTTAAGGCTCAGTCGGTTCGCTTTCTACAAGCAGACTTGGACCTGCAAGGTGAAGTAATGGAGGACGGCTCTATTGCTGTCCCTGAAGTTGAATCCATCAACTTTACTAGCGTTATGCATAACGTACTTGGTACGTTCTTGCTATCGTTGAAGGCGCGGGAAACTGGCGATCTGGCAATTGCAGCGATAAGGCGTGGTGAGAAACCGGTGATCACGGTTTCAAACACCATGGAAAGCTTTATCATGGAGTATGCAGAAGCCAACAACACCAAGATTGGTAATGTGCTTGATGCATCGTTTGCTGATGTGTTGATGCGTTACTTGGAAAAAGTTCGCACCGTTAAGATTGAGTACCCGAATGGTCAGAAGCTTCCGCATTATTTAACTGATGAAGAGCTGGGGCCTGAAGCACTGAATGCTTATGAAGAAGTGTGGGATTTTATTCGCGCCATGGGACGGGACTTGGAGATTCCCATCTCCCCGATTGATGCAATCAAAGAACGTATTGAAGAAGCGGGCTATTCAATAGGTGAGATCACGGGCCGGCAAGCTGTTGTGTCTACGCAAAACGGCGTGTCGCGTCTTGAGCCGCGCAAAAAATCAGAGCTTAAAACTGCTGGCAAAAAGAATACGATTGCCAAGTTCAACGATGGGGCTATTGATGCGTTGATCATCAATCGGTCGGGATCAACTGGTTTGTCTATGCATTCGTCTGTGACGTTTGCGGATCAGCGCCGACGCATGATGATCATTGCCCAGGCTGAAGCAGATATCAACAACCACGTCCAGATGCTAGGTAGGATTAACCGTACTGGTCAAGTCACAGAAGATGGTAAAGCGCCTGATGGAATGCCTGCCGTCTTTGGTTTGCCGTACTACATCCAGCTTTCAGCGGATGTGCCTATTGAGTTGCGTCCTGCTGCTGTGCTTGCCAACAAAATGGCGGCACTAAGTGCTAATACTACGGCAGGTAGAAAGACCGCAGCACAGGACGTGAAGACTCCTGACTTTATGAACAAGTACGGGGATCGCGTGGCTGCTGAGTTGGTTGGCAACAATGATGAACTTAATGAATTGTTGGGCCGTCCTATCCGAGTTGATGAAGATGGCGATATCAACCCCGTCAATGCCATGGCAAAGGTTACTGGCCGTATTGGCTTGTTGCCGCTAAAACAACAGAATGAATTGTATGGTCAGCTTGTGGCTGGTTACAACGAACTGTTGAACTTGATGGAGTCGTTAGGCCAAAACGACCTGGAAGCTAAAGCCAAGCAACTTGATGCCAAGTTGTTAGAGACGGTCGAGTTGCAGCCTGCTGATCAAGGCTCGTCTAGTCCGTTTGCTGCTGCAGTTGTGTTGCATAAGGTTGATGCCAAGCGATTGACCAAGCCTTTGACCCGTGCCCAAGTGCGAGACTTGATCGACAAAGCTTTGAATGGCAGGACCAAGACGCAGCGGTTGGAAGAGCAACGCACTGAATTTTTTGTCGGCACTACTCAACAAATTGAAGATTTGACCAAAGCGTTTAATGAGCTAGAAGAAGTAACAGATGCTAAACGTGCAGCATTTAACAGTCAGATACAAGCTATTCGCGAAGCTCAAAGCATCTTTAAGAATCGGTTGCCGCCAATTGGCGAAACGGTTTCTTTGAATAACAACGGCGCCATTTTGTATGGTGTTGTCGTTGATGTTCAGAAAAAGAATCGCGTCAAGAATGCTTCATCGTTAAGTGATTGGGAAGTGAAGTTTGCCGTGTTGGGCGGGGCAACTAACATTCTTCCGTTGCGCCTTAGCCAAATTGCAAACAATGCTGAAAATCCAGCACTGCAAGAAGACAAAATAGTTTGGAGTTTTGAACAAACTACTCCGGCCATTACGGAAGATGGGTCGGGTATTGAACAGATCCCGATCGTTGATGCATTTGATCGAGCGCAAAACCGTGCTCGAGAAACGCGCTACATCATTACCGGCAACTTGCTACGCGGCAAACAAGCTGCAGGCGGTGGCAATCTGGTCAGCTATACGGACGATCAAGGCAATCTGCTGCAAGGCTTCTTGATGCCTGTTGGGTTTGATGCTGCCAAGCTGATTGCACAGCAAGCCGGCGCTATTATGTCCCCGCAAGCTGCCATGGAGTTGGCCGATCTAGATGGTGAGGTAGTGGACAAACTCACCATGGGGAATGTGATTAAATTCAAGAAATATGGGTCACAGTATCAGCTTGAGTTTACACAAAGCGGAGTAGGCAGAAGTATTGTTAAAGACTTCAAGTCAACATACTTTGCCAGTGTCGGACAAAAGATGCGTGGTGTTCTTAGCCCAGAAACGGCTACAGAAATCTTAACCAAGATTCTTAGTGGCAATGGGTACGGAATTAATCTGGTCGCCAATATCAATGATGCACACACTAAACGTCTGATTGATGCCCGCGGTAAACCAGCTACCGTGCGGACATTGTCGGTGGTTCCGATTGAGCCTGTCACTCAACGAGTCAGGCCGCAGACTAAGCGACGCATCAAGTTCCTGAATCAGCAGCATGATGATGGAGTTATTGGTGACACTGCCTTCATTGAAGGGGTCAAGACCGCGCTAGACAGGGATGCAACAGCCCAGGAAGAGAAGGAACCTAAAGAGCGGGTCCGCGGGGCTGATTACATCCGTGAGCGTTTACTTCGGGCACGGCGTCAAGGTTTGCTATCAGATGATGGCGTTGAACTGGCGTTGTGGTTCATTGGTCAGAATCCGTCCCTGGTAGACCGGCTGGGTATCAGCATTCGGGAAAGCAAGGAAGAGGGTGTTGCTGGCGAATACAACAGCATCTCCGAGATCATGCGCTTGGTTCCGCAAGCAGCCAATGATTTCACTGTAGTCCACGAGATATTGCATCACCTGGAACGGATGATGCCGCCGGATATTCAAAAGGCTATCCGTAATGAATGGGTGATGCAGTTCACTGCGGCTAAACGTCGGGCTGCTACGTCTAATCAAGAAAAGTTCTTTGATCTTTTAAGTCAGTACCACTTTGGCGATCCCATGTTGGCTGGGGAACATATGCTGAAGATGGCTAAGGAGATGATCCAGAACGGTGATGTGCCGCTAGAGTTCTATCAATACTTCAATCCCTCTGAGTTCTGGGCCGTTAACGGTTCGAGGATTGTGGGCAACCGGTTTGTCAACGGTGAGTCGTTGATTGCCAGGATGAAGCAGTGGCTTAAAGAGTTTATGCAGAAGATCAAGTCGCTGTTTAACTTGCCTTCTGATGCGTCGCTCATCCGAGCCCTGGACAGTCTGGCAAAAGGTGATGGGCAATTCAACACGCCGCTGATGCTTTTCCAGGGGTCTTTTGCCCAAAGCGTTGTGCCGACTCGTGAAGCGGTGATCGATGCGGCTCAGAAGTTCCTGCAGAAACGTAAGCCATTGAACCCTGCAGACTTTGATGGCGTCACTGATGAGTTTATGCAGAAGGCGCAGCCAATCTATGCGCCGCAACGTGCCACGGTCATCGACAAAGTGGCGCAGATGAAGGATGGGTTCTGGCGGCGACTGGCGCAGGGTATTGCGGATCAGTACCGGACTATCAAGGACTACAGCGAACATGCCTACATGCTGGCTCGGATGTCCCGTACTGTAGACGGGGCGCTCGAGGGACTGCTGTTCCATGGTCAAGTGTTCTTGAATGACGGGGCTTTGGACATCCGTGAAAACAGCAAGGGTCTGTTTGAAGTTCTGCAGCCGGTTGGTGCCGAGGTGGATCGGTTCCTGATGTGGATGGCACTGAATCGTGAAGCGCAATTGCTGAGGACCGGGCGGCAATCCAAGATGGATGACATGCCGTTCCTAATCAAAAACCGCGATGAGTTGGTTGCCGGGGACTTGGACGGTGAGCCCAGGTTGGCGTTGTATACCAAGGTGCGCAATGAGCTGAACAAGCTCAACCGGTCAGTCCTGCAGGTAGCTCTGGCCCAAGGGCTCATCACCTCGACGGAACGGGAGATTGCCAATACCTGGAGTCGTACTGATCTGTCAGATGAGCAGAAAGCTGCTCGAGTCCTGGACCTGGAGCAGAACCCGATTGGCTATGAGCGGTTTGCCAATGACATCTGGTACGTCCCGTTCTATCGCGAGATGGAAGACGGCATGTTGTCTGCAGCCATGGATTCTTCCGGCCTGCCTAACCAGTACTTCTCGCACAAGATTGAAGGTGGCGACAGTCCGTTTGGCGATTTGTTGGAGAACATCGTCAAGAACTGGAATCACATTCTGTCGGCGTCGATGAAGGATCGCGCAGCGTTTGAAGTAGTTAAAGCCGGCATGGATAAGAACGCTGTGATACCTAGCCTGAAGCCTCAGTACGTTATGCGGAACAACAAGATCTATCTGCGTTCCAATGATGAGCTAGTTGGAGATGGGTCGTTGAAAGGCTGGATGACTACTCGCCGTGATGGTGATGTCGCATCTGTCAAGATAATGATTGAGGGCATCCCGGCTTACGTCCAGGTGGTAGATCCCATGTTGTTTGAGGCCATCTCATCGATTGGCTACATGGGGCCCAAGTCCAAGTTTGTTAGCGCCATGCGGGACTTTAAGAACCTGCTGCAGTACGGCGTGACGATTGGCCCGCCTTTCAAAGTACGCAACTTGTTTCGCGATTCGATCCATGCGACTGCCATCTCCGGTGGCGGCTTAAGTTTTAACCCATGGACTAACGTGATCCAGGGTTGGAAAGCTTCTGATAAGTCCAACCCGCGGTTTATCTCTGCTCTCGCCGGCGGCGCAGTCTTTAACTTTGGCTCGATGTATGAAGGCGATCAGGCCAAGCTGGTCAAGCGTCTGGTGAAACAAGGTGTACCGGAAGACAGCATTCTGAACACCACAGATCGGGTAAAGAATGGCCTGATGACGGCGTGGCAGAAGTACCAGGATTGGGGCAACAAGTCGGAAGCCGCCAACCGGATGGCGTTGTATAACCAGCTGCGCGATAAAGGTTACAACCATCTTGAAGCGTCGTTTATGGCGCGTGACCTGCTGGATTTCTCCATGCAAGGGTCATGGGGTGCCATGCGGTTCCTGACGCAGACCGTCCCGTTCCTGAATGCTCGTGTCCAGGGTCTGTATAAGCTTGGTCGTGATGGCATCAGCCCAACTGTTCGGGTGTTCTATAACACGATGACAGGCCAGCCGAGTGAACAATCGGACAAAGAAAAGGCTACGTCATTTACCACGGTTACGTCTGCGGTTGTTCTCGCCTCCTTGGCTCTGTACTTTGCCTTCAAGGATGACGAGAAGTTCAAGAAACGTGATGCCTGGGACCGTGACAACTTCTGGTGGTTCAAGCTTCCTGGCATGGAGTACGCGCTGAGGATTCCCAAGCCGTTTGAGATCGGAGCGTTTGGTACCCTGGCCGAGCGTGTTGCTGAACAGATCTTTGATCAGGGCGCAGAAGGTAAACAGTTTGAGGATACCCTGCGTCGGATGCTATCTGATACGTTTGCCTTGAACCCCACGCCTCAGATGTTCAAGCCGCTGGTTGATCTGTACTCCAATAAGGATAGCTTTACTGGTGCCCCGGTTGAGTCGGCCGGCATGGAGCGGTTGTCTAAGGAAGAGCGCAAGACGGACAACACCAGTCCTCTGGCTATCGCGGTGAGCGGGATTGCCAATCTGTTCCTGCCGACCAAAGCGGAGATGTCACCGGTGCAAGCAGAGTACGCGATCAAAGCTTACTTTGGCTGGCTGGGCGGGACGATCGCCTGGGCATCTAAACATGCCATGTCTCCCTTCCAGGAAGGTGCCTACCCGTCGGAGAAGTGGATGGACATTGCCAGCGTCGGGTTCATCAAGTCGCTGCCGTCTACTCAGTCCGAGTACGTCACGTCCTTCTACGAGAACGCAAAGGGTATCAGCGAAGCGTATGCGGATATGCGTCACTACGCGGCGATCGGCGATAGCAGCAAGGTGCAGGCTATCCTGGAAGACAAGGGTGACAAGGTTGCGCTGGCTAAGATGTACGATCAAACGTCTAAGCAGATGGCAAAGGTTCGCCAATACATCCGGGTTGTGACTGAGGATACGTCGATGAGCGCAGAAGACAAGCGCGAGAACATCGACCGCTCCAAGCTGCTGATCATCGAGCTGGCGCGGCAGGCAGAAGAAGTCCGCAAGTCTATGAAGAAGTAATCAACTGTTCTGGAGGCGTTCGATAGTGACATCGAGCGCATCCAGTTCATCCATCTTCGTGATTGCCCACATACGTTTCTGACCGTGCCATCCCATGACTGGGCCTTGGTGACAGTCTTTGCATAACGCTACCACGGTGTACTGCCGGTGCTGTTTGATGTGGTGGGCATCGCTCGGCCCAGGCGCGTCACACACCGAGCAGGGCAGTTCTTTGACCCGCTGGATGTGTGCGCGTTGCTTGGATGTGAATTTGTTATTCATCAGTAGCTAGAGTTGAACTCTTGCAGCTTCGCTATGTAATGACGGCACTTGTCGGCATCGGGCGAATCTTTCCTACCCTGGCGCATCCCGTACTTGATGATACATCCCTTCAGGTAGCCCATGAACTCTTCTTCTGTTAGCACATGCTGCATAACAGTCCAGGGTTCTACGCCCATGGCTTTGTAGTGTGTGCCGCCTTCCTGGTAGTCGTCTGCCTTCTGATCTGTTTCCATAATGTTGTTGATCTCCATTCGATCATTGATGATGTCAGCGAGTGTTTTAACGGCCATTTTTCACCTTTGGGTTAGTCGTCGTAGCCTCGGATGTTGGGGTAGCTTGTTGGCGCCTTAAACGGCGTTCCGCAAGAAACTGGAGCGCGTTGAGGTTGTAATTTGGCAATAGGCTTGTGGGCCACGTCCATTCTGTAGTTCCAATTCCAGACGTACTTGCCTCTGCTTGTTGTGTCTTTTTGGACTTTCGCGGCATCTTCCAACTCCTTCATGCATCGGTTGATGGTGCTGGTGGCAACCATGAAATATGCGGCTAGTGTAGCGGTGTCTACACTACGTTTGCGATCCCGCATGAACTTCTCGAGCTTTTCTTTTACTGTCATTTTTTCTATCACGTTGATGTTGATTGTATCTGTCTCTGTTGGCGAGTCTCCACTCTTTCGCCCGAGCTTGATGGCATTGTTTGCAGACTGACCTGAGCCTCCTGTTGCTGTTAAGAAAAAAGTTGCTATCCGGGAATCCCGTCTTACACACAGTGCATGTGCGCTGTGCCTTGATCACAACCGGCCAGATCATAGTGGCGCTTCTCCCACCTCGTCCATCAGTTCATCAAACCTGGGCGGCTTGTCCACGATTGGCGGCTCTGATTGATCAAGCGGGGGCAGACTGATCGGGAACGGCCACTCTGTCATTTCTCCCCCCAAGTGTTCAAACGATTGACGAACTTGTGCTTCTGCTCGGCTTCCATCTCACGGATGTCCATCGCGGCATCAGCAACGCCGTGCCAGTCGCCGCGTGCAACCATTACTTGCAGATACTCTTGCACGATTCGAACTTGCGTTTCGTAGTCTTTGTAATCAATCATTTCATTCCCTCCTTACACTTGTCGATGACTTCATCACGTGCTTTCCAGATCGGTGCAGCACATTCGTTGCACAGCTCCATAGCACTACCAAGCTGATATGTGTACCTGCTCATCGGCCTCGGAAAAGAAGCGTGTATCAGGTTTGTGCAGTCGTAGGTTTCTGTGTCGATATTCTTTTGACACAGATCGCATATATGTGTGTAGGTCAGTCGGATCATTTTTCCCTCATAGCCAGTTGTTTTCTTCGTTCGCGGCGTTGAACCCGGCATTCCACGCCTTGTCCCACGCCACGCACCACAGCTCGTAAGACCCGTCGAGTGGGAACTTGAAGTCGGACTTACCCTTCATAAACGCTTTAACGTCTTTGCGTTTAATAAACGCTTCCCATGCTTTGTCTCGGTCGGGGTTACTGATTGGTATGTTGTCTAGTTTCATTTCTCTCCCCTCGCTCGGATGGCTGCGGCGCACTCGGCTGGTTGCATACCAACGTCACGCGCATGAAACCTGTCGCAGATCGACGCACACGCCTCACGCTCGGCTGCGGCAACAAGGGCGGCGAAGCGTTCAAGCGACTGCTCGTCGCATTCCATGTGCGGGTATTCCATGCTGTCTCGAATCCCGGCTTCCAGCGCCATGCGGAGGATGTCATCGCGGTTCATGTCTTCTCCGATAAGTAGTCAACCTCCAGCACCATGCACCCACTGTCCGGATCACAGTAATAACTCAGTATCTCCATCTCCCCCTTCGGGCCGAACACTTTGCATTGTGCTTGCATGGCTTCGGCTACCCGGAATACGGGCATGTTGGGCTGTGAGTCACCGCTATAAACAACAAAGTCAATCGGGGTCATGTGTTCTTCTCCTTTAGCTTTGCTTCGATGTCGCGTTCATACCCCCAGTCGCCTGATATGCACTCACCGAATTGGTTGTGGTGTTGTACATAGATCGCGTTAATCTCCTCCGCCGTCAGCCCGACCCATTGGCGCGGTGCGGTGTATAGTGGCGTCCAAGTTCCGTCTGCCCGATCTGGGTCACTTGTCGTGGTTCCGTCGCTCCACATCCACGCCACCGGCTCCTGCTTGTTTGCCTGCTCGATGGCAGCGCGGAGGGCGGTTGCCGCCCGTAGTTGAATATCCGGGCTATCGGAATCCAGCGCCTCAAGCGCCATCTTCATGGCTTCGATGCTCATGGTGCATACCCATCCGCAATAACTTTTACTTTGGCTTCCTCAAGAGCACCAATCAACATCAGTCGATCAGGAATCATTGACGTTTTGATTTTGAATTGCCCACGGTCTTTCCAGAACGACAGAATAATCACCGTGTCTGGGTTCTCGTCCAGCACATCTTGCAGCGCCTCTTGTGCGGATTCTTTGTATTGGTTTGGAATGTCTACGGGTTTCAGTGCCGTCATGTTTAACCGGGGCCAAAGCCCCGTCCTGTTTTAGTATTTCCAAGTGGCAGCTTTCACCGCCCACATCTTCATAGAAGTCGTTCGATGAAATTTATTTCTTCTCCTTCAGTTGGTTTAACACTTCCCGCCCCAAGTCAGTCAATCTGTCCACTGCCACGATGTTTCCTGCCCGGTGTACGGTTTTGCCGGGGCCGATCAGTTTGCGTGAACGCAGTGACCAATACGTCATCCAACTACCCCGGCGAGAGTTAAACATCTTGAAACCCCAGCCCTTCTCGAACATCCGCAGCATGAATATCTGATGGGGCGATAGCTTCATTTTCTTGCTCTGATTGCAGCGGCAGCAGCCAGCGTACCCATGCCATTTATCCCGGCTTGTTCGACAACTACCGCACACGCCTCGCGCTCATCATCTATCGCCAACCGCACTAGCCAATACATAAACGCTGGGCTGTTTAAGCCATACTCCCCGTCCTTTGCGGCCATTCGTACAGCGCGTGATTTCAGTGATCTAAGCTCGTCTGTACTAAGCATCTCACTCTCCTATCCTGCTTAGACAAACCCCGTTCTCAAACCGGGGAGGCCATGTGTAAACCACCCGGGCGGTTGGCGGATCTAGGGCAATCTGCAATCTACGTTTACACGATTGACATGGTGGCAGTGGCTTACCTGCCTTCTCATTGTTTAGCGTTTGTCCGTGGCAGCGGGCGATGTCATAAGCCAGCATATTCATGTTGGATTCCCCCGGGATTTCTGGCAGGGCCACACCATCTTCATCACCTTATTCACTAAGACATCAGCGGTCTGATGTCTCTCGGCAGGAGTGTTGGTCAAGTAGTTCTTCACCATATCCAACAGTTGCCCAGCTCTTACGTTCGGTGGGGGGCAGTGGACTACCCCCATGCCCATGTCTGATACCCCGGTGATGTAACCCAGAGCAACACCCCGGCTGAAAGAATCCTGAGCGTTGATGTCACTCAGCAGGTCATTACCATCCTTGAACTCGGCATGTGCGGTAAGGCACAGGCTCAATGTTGTGATACCGATTAAGCGTTTCATCTCGTCCCTTGGTTGTGATGTTAAAAGCTGAAGCGCCGCCGATGTTTGTACCCAAGCTTGATGGCTGTTGGGATGTATCCGACTATGCCTCGGTCACTCATTTTCATCAGAAGACTTGACCACTCATCAAGGGCATCTGCCGGTATTTCTTTTTTGTCCGGCTCTTCGTACAGCTTGAACTTGACCCATGGGTGGTCGCACCGATTGTTAGCAATCATCATCTGCTGATAATCAGGAGTGCAGTCGGTGCAGAACCCAGCCTCCCCAGGCGGGCTCTTCCGTGCAGCATCCCGCCATTCATCGTAGGTCGGGGCATCTGTACACATGGGCGTCCGTTCAAACCGGATCACTTTGAACTCTGGGTCATACATTTTTCTTCGCCTTCTGTAATTTCTCCGGCAGATCCACGGTGGGATCAGCCAGCGGGTGGGTTCCTTCCTTAGCGCCAAGCAAGGTCAGCTGCTCTCGAGACCAGTAGCGCACGTCATGTTTGCCATACCCTGGCCCAACAAACGCATCCTTGATAGTCAGGTGCGGCACAAACATCAGCCCTTTCCACCAGAACACCGGCTGCGGGATTCGTTCAACAATCTTTTCCTTCATTGCGCGTGTCCTGTCTCAGTAGGGAACTGCTTCACAATCTGCTCGTCCAGCTGACTGGCAATCACCCGGATATCAGCCAGTGCGATCCTGGCCGCGGTCGGGTCATTGGCCAGCATGTGGTGGTAGACCTTGTAGATTAGGTCTTTGATCTTCAGGATGCCTTCACTGTAGTCAATCATTTCATTCGTTCCTTACGTTCTTTCACCATCTGTTCGGCGTAGTCATACGCTGCTGCCGCGGTAACGTGGCCGTTCATCGAGACAAACGCTGCGAAGAAGTCCAGCAGGGTCATGTCATCGATTGGCGGTACGTCCACCGCGATGAGCGCGTCAAGTCCTTCGGGCTTTTTTCTGGACATGAATAGGTTCCTTAAACAAAGTAGTCAGGGCAGCGCACACCAGCTCGCTGATTGGCAAACCGTTGACCGAGATACTGTTGGCTGACTGGTTGGCTTTGACAATCTTGATCGCATCGCTGACCCCTTTGTTGTAGCCAGCGTCAAACTTGTCTGATCCCTGGAAGTACATCGTGATTGCATCCCGTACTACGGACGCGGCCTTCCTGTCCTGGGCTGCTTCCTTGATCTGGTTAAAGATCGGCTCAGGCAGGTGGACCGAGTACGGGATCAGGCGTTTTGATTCCATGATTGAAAGTCCTGATTGATTTGTAGCAGTCGTTTAATGGCGTCTTTGTTGTGCTCCAATTCTTTGCGTGACTTCACACCAAGCTCTGCTCGCATCCACTCAGTGGCCTCCTTTTCATCCTCGTCGAAGATGTGCCCAAGCGATACCAGGAACTTGTAGAACTGCTGGTTCTTGCACAACATCCCGGCGAGCTGGACATAGTTGGGTTCACGTTTGAGCGGCTGGTCATCAGAATCGAGACGCACCATTACCACCTGATATCTCGCCCCGACAAAGTCTCGAAGGATCTCCTCCGGCACTTCGTCAGGGTGGATACGCAAGGTCAGTACATAGCCGGTTGCGTCCTGCTTCATGGCAACTTTGACAGCTTCATACTGAGAGGTTTGCATCAGAATGGGATCTCTTCAGATTCACTAACCGCCTGCTTGGCTTCCGCCTTGCTGATCGCGTGGATCTCGTTTGCCACAATCTCCGTGACGTTCTGCTCCACCCCTTCCTTGTTGGTGTACTTCCGGTAGTTCAGCCGGCCGTCAACGAAGACCATCTGACCCTTGGACATACTGCCAACAGCTGCAGCCTGCTTGTCATACGCCACCACACGGTGCCACTGCGTCTCGCTGACCCACTCGTCGCCCTGCTTCTTGCTGACGGACGTGCCAATACTGAGCGATGCTGCAGCTTTCCCGTTGTTTAACGTGCGAATCTCAGGGTCACGGCCCAGATTCCCCAACAAGGTAACTCGATTGATGCTAGCCATGCTTACTCCTCTGCGAACCGGTTCTTGGCGTCCCGGAACATGTTCATCACTTGGGTATACGACTCTTCGCTAACCTGCTTGAGGTTGTCGTAGATCGCACGGTTAACCTTGAAGATCTCCCGCACATCCGTCGCGTTGTTCGCCATCTCGAGCGTGACGCTCGTCATGTCGGTCAATGCAGCAACCCAGCTGTCCGCATCACCGTCATCGTTCAAGCCGATCTTCATCTGCCATCCCCCAGGCTTACCCTCAACCTGCTTAGGGGGCTTGGCTGGTTCTTTCTTAGCCGGCTTCGGCGCTTCGGGTGCCGCGGGTTGTGCGCCGACAGTGGCATCCAGCTGATCGTGCTCGACGATCTCCATGGCGGTCATCCACAGGTACCTGCGCTGGTATGTCTGAATTGCGCCCATGTTTTGAATGGGGTGCGTCCCCTTCAGGACCAGCTCCGCCATGGGTGACGTGATGATGATGGGATCGCTGGGCTTCTCCACATCATAGATCCGCAGCGAGGCGTAGTCTGTGGCGTATGACACCACACCGCAGAGACCCACCTCGTTGAAGATGGACTGAATCTCAGGCAGGAAGTCGCCGAGTTCAAAGTAGCTGAACCCCGCAAACTTGTTCTGACCAGACTTCTTCAGCTGGATTCCCTGCAGCTTGACTCGAGCCTGCATCAGCTTCTTGTGAACACTCATTTAGACACTCCAGTTTTCTTGGCAGGACGCCCCTTGGCTTTGTTCTTCACACCCTTGGGACGGCCAGGACCACGCTTGGTGGTGAGGGTTGCTTCCGTAGGCGTGGGCGAGATCTCCACTTGCCCGACCGGAGGCCGCTTGTTGATCTGCGCATCAATCTGGCTAGTCACGCTATCGAGCAAACGATTAGCACGGTTGTTGATGGCGGCGAGCACAAACGGCAGGTCTTCAGGATGCAGTTGAATCGTGATCATTTTGGTTCCTCAAATAGGTTTGATACTGGTCACAGAATTCGCTGACCTGACAATAGTTGGCGCAGCGAACACGTTCTCCCTGACGTACTTCGATGATGTGGCCGGGTGTCAGGGCTTCCTCGGCTTCCTCCTTGGTTGCAAATACCTTCTTGGCTTTGAGCCCTCCTTCTTTCTTCAGTGCGTACATAGTCGGACGTTCCCACATGTCCGCGGGCGAACACTCGGGCAGCTGGTCACCCATGGACTGAGCAAACATGGCGTCTGAGTGCATCGAGATACGGTCTTCGACAAACTCTTGCCGCGTATCAAACGGCCAGATAGCGATATCGATCACCACCACCGGAGCCTGGGGATACTCAGGCTTAACCTTCGCCTCTCGAGCAGCCCAATCCCGGACGATCGCTACGATCTGCAGCTTCTTCACGTTCTGGCGCTTGACCTTCTCCACCAGCCACGCATAGATGTTCAACTGACGGTGCCAGTCTTCCTTCTCATTCATCACCGTCCAGGCGCTGGTCACCTTGTAGTCGCTGATGATGACGCCGTCTTCTTCCACTTCCTGCAGGTCGATAGCACCCGATACAGACCAGCCGCTGACCTCGGCATGAAGACGCTGCTCGACAACGTGGTGCTCATCCCGGCCATGCTCGAGCACGTTATGCACGGCAGACCCAAACAAGGACCACACCATCTCCGCGGCATCCTGCTCCAGCTTGTCCCAGTGCTCACGCTTGAGCTGCACAATCCGAGGCGCAGTCAACAACTCGGTTGCAGAGATGTTGGCTTTGCCCTTAGAGTACGTCGGACGATGCAGCACATTGACAATCGTCTGCGGAAGGTTGTGTTTGTTGGTGATCTTCAATGTGTCTGCTCCTTCTCTGCGTCCTTGTATAGTTGCCACAAGCGCCTCAACATTTCATGCAATCTTTCTTCTTCAATTTCGCAGATAGAACATAACGTGATCAACAACATCTGGGCGGCAACCACTGCCGTCCGCGGACCTTCTGTACACTCTTGCAGCGTTCTCAGAAGTGCGGTGCAAACCTCTGCACAACGCTCCCATTCGTCTGCCAAGTCCTGAAAATCTTCTCGCAAGATAGTTCTCCTATCCGATAAATGGGATGCGAATGTAACAGGTAGGTTGGCAGGCAGTCAATACACCATGATGCAAAATTGCAAAAAACGGAACGGAGGTTGATGTGCGTCGAGCTGCACGGGTTGACAATAACGCGCATGAGATTGTGGATGCGCTGCGTAAGGCCGGGGCGTATGTCCGGGTGATCTCTCAGGGGGAGGGGTTGCCGGATCTGTTGGTGGGATACCGCGGCTGCACCCTTCTGATTGAGATCAAGGACGGGGCGAAACCCCCATCCCAGCAGCGGCTTACCGAGGCAGAGCAGAAGTTCTTTGACGAGTGGACGGGTGGTCCCTTGTTGAAGGCTAACTCGGTAGACGCAGCGATAGAAGCCCTGAGGAATGTGGTACGATGAAGTCTGTTCCTCCTCCCTTGGTTGTTGCCTTACAGGGCTCTGTGCAGCCCTGTTTTTTTTGGGTAGAGAACTAATGAAGCGACTGGCTGAACCCGAGATGGATGCCGCGATCCTTGGCCCTGCGATGATCTGGCGCGGCAATCAGATGGTCAGAGTGCTGGTATATGACGCCAGCCGTATCGTAGAGATCCTGATGGACCGTGATGGCATGGACCACGACGAAGCCTGGGAGTACTTTGATTTCAACATCGAGTGTGCCTGGGTGGGGGTGGATACCCCGGTGTACGTCTACACAAATACAGACTGGCAGGAATGGGATGACGATCCCGAGCCGGTTGACATTCAAAAATCAGACGAGTAGACTTCGATCTGTTGGCGTGAGAACCGACGATTGCAAGGCCGCTTACTCATGCTCCCGCCCGTCGAAAGATGGGTTCTCACCGGGGGCAGCAGTAAGCGGCTTTTTCGTTTCCACGCCTTCCGTACTCCGCACGTTAGTAAGGGCCTGAATGGGCTGCGCGGAAGGAAACACACGGCACCGATCACCCCCGGTAGTCCGTACTGACCTGTCAGCGAGGGATCAGTGTAGTCCTGGGTAACAAGGGTGGTAGACAAGGCCCAGGATGAATAGAATCGCTGCCTCGAGGGAAGCCTGGGGCGCTAGGAGTAGGGATCTAGCCGCCTGGGGCGGGGGAAGGAGAAGGCTCCACCCCTTGGGCGACTCAGAAACATGTATGCTGGCAGGTAGGTTGGTCTGGGATATAACAGGTAACTTAAAAGGAAAAACGATGTTCGTAAACCTCAAAGACGTGGTTGTGGATCAGAAGTACCAAAGCCGGACGGCGATGGATGACAAGATGGTTGAAGCGTATGCGGAGCTGATGCGGGATGGGGTCAAGTTTCCTCCGGTTCGGATTGTGCATGTGGAGGATCAGTATGTTTTGGTGGACGGGTTCCACAGGTTCCGCGCCACGGAAGAGATTGGGGAATACGAGATCGAGGCGGATGTTACAGAGGGAGACTGGCGTGATGTGAGGATGCTGAAGTGGCAGTCCAACACTACGCACGGCAAGCCTCTGGCTCGAGACGAGAAGCGTCGGATGATCCGCGAGATGCTGGCGGACGAGGAGTGCAGCCTCTGGAGTAATCGCAAGATCGGGAAGTTCGTCGGCGTCAGTCACACCCTGGTCAACTCGGTGCGGGTTGAGAAGTCCGCCCATGCTGAGAAGGCCAAAAGTGGAAATATTTCCACTCCGGCCCCCAAAGCCAAGGCTCAATCGGTTGAGCCCCAAGCGGCTGATGCTGAAGAGGATGACGAGGAACCAGATGATCGGCAGGTGATGATCGAGACGTTGATTGACGAGAATGACAAGCTGACCAAGCAGCTGGCCGTCTCGGTGCTGCCAGAGGAAGAGAAGGTCATGGCAGGTCAGCTGATCGATGATCTGCGCAATGAGATCAGGGTGCTGAACGTCGAGCTGGAGTCGGTCAAGGCTAGCCGGGATCGGTACCAGTGGGAGAACGCGGAGCTGAAGAAGCAGGTGGCTGCGCAACAGAAGCAATTAAAGAAGCTTCAGGGGTAAACCATGCTGGCCTTGCGGGACTATCAGAACAAGACGCTCGATGCCTTGCGCGATGGATTTCTGGCTGGGTCTCGAGCGCAAGTGTTGTACGCCCCTACGGGGGCGGGCAAAACCGAGATGGCGATTGCTCTTTTGCAGGCAACAAAGCAGAAGGGCAATCGGGCTGCGATGTTGTTGGATAGGATCATCTTGTGTGACCAAACCAGCCAACGGTTGCAGCGGTATCAGATTGACCATGGAGTGCTTCAGTCGGGGCACTGGCGATACCGGCCGGCTGAACACATTCAAGTGTGCTCGGCCCAGACGCTTGAGAAACGTGGCTCATTCCCTGGCTTGAACCTGCTGATCGTGGACGAGTGCCACGCTATGCGCGAGCAGACGGTCGAGTTCATCAAGTCGAACCCAGACATCAAAGTCATCGGCCTGTCCGCCACCCCGTTCACCAAAGGATTGGGTCGGGTGTATGACCGTGTGATCTCAACTGTCACAACGTCGCAGCTGGTAGAGCAGAAGGTGCTGGTCCCGCTGCGGGTGTTCATTGCCAAAGAGATCGACATGACCGGGGCCAAGAAGGTTGCCGGCGAATGGTCCCAGGCAGAAGCCTCGAGCCGCGGGCAGAAGATCACCGGTGACATCGTCCAGGAGTGGGTATCCAAGACCACCGCAATCTTTGGCGGGCCTCGCAAGACGATTGTGTTCTGTGCAGGCGTGAACCATGGGGCTGATCTCGCGAGAAAGTTTGCCGAGCAGGGCTACAACTTTGTGGCGATCAGCTACAAGGATGACGATCAGTACAAGCGCGACGTGATTGAGGAGTTCAGCAAGCCTGACACGACAATGCACGGGCTGATCGCTACTGACATCTTGACCAAGGGCTTCGATGTCCCGGACGTGATGATCGGGATATCCGCGCGGCCATTCTCAAAGTCCTTGTCTTCGCACATCCAACAGATGGGCAGGGTAATGCGTGGGCATCCTGGCAAAGAGTTCGCCCTGTGGCTAGACCACTCGGGCAACTACCTGCGGTTCCGGGAAGACTGGGAAGAGGTGTACGGCAGCGGCGTCCACGGTTTGGATGATGGCAAGGAGAAGGCGAAGAAGGAACCGACTGACAAGGAGAAGGCTGAGGCCAAGTGTCCGGCCTGCGGAGCGTTGTGGTCCTCTGGTACGGACATCTGCTCCCACTGTGGCTATGTTAGGCCGCGAAAGAGTCTGGTTCAGGAAGTTCCGGGTGAGATGGAGGAGCTCAAGCCCCGCAACGTCAACGCCATGACCAAGCAGCAGTGGTGGTCGATGATCTACTACAACACGTTGCACAAGGGTTGGAGCCGCGGGCGGGCGTCGCATACGTTCCGAGAAAAGTTTGGGCACTGGCCGAATGGGTTGAAAGATTTGCCGGTTATGCCTAATCGCGAGGTTGAAGGGTACATCCGTAGCCGGATGATAGCCTACATAAAAGGGAGGAGACGATGACATTTCTGGATTTCTGCCGGCTGCATGGGCTGATGATTGACTACCTCCCCCCCCCTGGGGTGTGGCGTAGGTACCCCACCGAGGACCATCCTCGCAAGCGTAACGGTGCTGCGAAATACATGGGCGATCATGGTTTTGTGCAGAACCATGCGACCGAAACTGCGGTATCGGTATGGAAGTCAGATCGTCCGGCTGATATCGAAACGCAGGTAAAACGTAGGCAAAACGCAGGCAAAACGCAGGCAGCGCAGGAAGAGGCTGCGCGAAAAGCAGCCTGGATCATCAGCAAGTCGGTGCCCTTCGAGCATGACTACCTGTTCAACAAGGGATTTTCTGGGATGAAGGGGTTGTCCTGGCAGACGGATGATGCCGTGCTGCTGGTCATCCCTATGAAGGTAGGCGACCGGCTGGTCGGATGCCAGCTAATCTCGCCGGATGGTACGAAGAAGTTCCTGACAGGGCAGCGCACCAGCGGGGCTACGTTCACCATGAATGCTCGAGGCCCGCACATCCTCGTGGAGGGCTACGCCACTGGCTTATCTGTCCGGCTGATCTGTGAGTCGCTGAAGATGCCTTACACGATCCATGTCTGCTTCTCCGCAGGCAACCTCGCGAAGGTGGCTGCGACGTTGCCGGCTGGTCTCGTCATTGCGGACAACGATGCGTCGGGCACCGGGGAGCGTGTGGCGCGGGAGACCGGCTGGCCGTATTGGATGAGCGACGTGGTGGGCGAGGATGCCAACGATGCATGGCGGCGCCTGGGTACCTTCCGGATGTCGCAGGATCTGCGGTTATTGCTGAGTCAGTTCCGACACCGTGCCTGACAATTCGTAGGCGTTGCGCAGGGAGGCCATGATCGAGCACCCGAGCACGAAAGCTTCTCCGTCTCGGGCGCCCGTATGGTAGGCGTGGACTGCTAGATGCCCGTCATGTTCCGTCAGACAGATCACAAACTCCGTGATCGGAGAGCTGCCGGATGTTGAGGATTTCGGTGCGCTCATGGTCCCGATCATCATACGCTAACGTGCGCGTCGTGAGCTTGCGCAAGGCGTCGGATTGATCCTGACCTGCGATCGTAACGTCAAACGCTACGGTTCGTCTGATCGTCACTTTGAATTGCGGCATCGCAGTCTCCCAAGGTTCCGAGGGTTTGGTAAAACTTCCATTTGGCTACGATCGCAGGGTTCTGCGAGGGGCTCACCCAGCCATGTTCGCGCCACGTTTCTTGAACGTCGGTGTGCTTTTTGTATCGGATGATCGGGTCCATGGTATTGCTCCTTCAGTAGTTGTATGCGACGTTGGTGTGAATGATCAGATCGCGCCGGCTGATGGACTTGACCGTCGCGTAGTGCATGGCGCACCCGCAGCAGTCGTGCTCGTGCTGGCACGAATTCCCGCTAACCGTGTGCTGAATGGCTCTGATGATCTCGGCCTTCCGTTTCCGGGTGGTGCCGGCCGGCAGGCGAGCGTACTGCACCCAGCTGCCGCCATCGTCGTAGTCGCGGGGCTCCCGCACCTGCACCGCGGGGGTGAGCCGGACGGTCTGGATGAAGGTCCAGTCATCCTGGCCTGCCCAGCCGTCGCGGTACTTCCAAGTGTTGCGAACGTATGCGTGTAAGTCGTACATGGTTCTCTCCTCAGTTGCAGCAGCCGCAGCAGGGTGCATCCTCGCAGCGGCCTTTATGGTTTTGGTACCAATCCCGGTTCAAGGCATCCTTGTGCGCGGCTGATACCCATTTCCGTTTCCGCGCGTACAGATACGCATGGGCATGATCGTCGGCCTCGGTCTCCTCCGTAACAGGCCGGACGATCAGTTCGGCGCGGCCTGTGCCCCAGTAGATGATCGGGTCTCCGGGGTTGATCGGCCGGCCGGTAGCGATACAAGTTCCGGGGTATCGAGCGGTCATCTCTTTCATAAGGAGCTCCTTGGGGCCCCGAAGGGCCCCGGCTGAGTTACTTGCGTTTGAATTCCACTACCTGCAGGACGCAGGCTCCTTCAACCTGCGGCCGGTACCACCGGATGTTGTAGGGCTCGGTCTCCTCGCAGGGGACATACCAGATTGCGTAGGTCAGGCGCTGCTTGTCCATCTCCTTCATCATGGTGCGCAGATCCTTGCCCGTGCGCCATTCTCCGACGTTGCTCACGTAGAAGTGAAAGACCGGCTCGGGGATCTTCATCAGGGTGTCTGTCATGGTCATGCTCCGAAATGTCTGGCCATCAGGCCGTGGACGATGATTGCCATCGATGCGCGGCCCGGACGGTCGGCACCGTCACAGGCGAGGCAGTCGATGCATTGCTTGCGTGAGCCGGACTCCTTGGATGCGGGGCACGGCGCCTCACGCGGAGCGAGCGGCTCGGATGGTCTACGCACGCGGAACGTCCTCCACCCGAGGGACTGCGCCATCTCGAGCTCGGCGAGGGAATCGGCCGATGCCATCGCGTAGGCGCGCAGCCATTGTGCGTTGGCACGGCGCCACTGGTGCGTGTACCCCGTCCACCCGTCGGCAGCGTCTACCCATGCCCATGCTGACCGGCGGATAGCATAGGGGTCTCCGTAGGCACCCATGCGCACCTTGCGGCCTGTCACGCGAGCACGGGCCTCGGCGGGGCTGACCAGAGGATAGGCGCCTCGGGTCCATGCCGCCCAGACCTGCGCAACAGACTTGCCGACATCGACGTAGCACAGGCGGGGCTCGTCAGCTGATCCCCTGAGCTCGCAGTCTCCGCAGATCGAGCGATCGGCGCCCGTGCGCAGCGCCTCGATGGGGTGCTCGTCGGCACGAAGAATGAACGTCTGGACCATGTCTCCAGTCTTACCGTTGCGGCTTTCCATTGTCGCGATGCCGACGATCGGGGCGCCGTCGATTGACGAGGGTCCATCGTAGAAAACGAATCCGGTCATTTTGATTCTCCTTCGGCGTAGTCAGCCACGCCAGCGTCGTAGCCGCGCCGGTACAGATGCGTCAACAGTTCATTGGCATCCGTGTACGGGAATTTTTCGTAGTACGGATTGCGATCGACACCATCAGCCCTACCGTGGTAGTAGCCCAGCGCAAACGAGCGCAGTTGATCGTCGGTCATTGTTTGCTCCATGTTTTGATGCCGCCGTCGATGTGCGGCTGGATTGCATCCGCAGCGGCGCGGATGATGTTCGAGGCAGCTCGGGCGCGGACCCATCCGAGGCGGGTCCGGCGCTCTAGCCATGGGGCCCCGGAACCCACCGCCCGGAGTCGGTAGTCCCCGGACCTGATCAGGTCGATCAGCATCGAGGCCGTCACAGCATTTCCTTCGGAACGATCAGGCCGTAGGCGCGGATGATCGTCGCGGCCTGCGCCGGCAACGACATGATGCCGTCGTAGTCGGTCAGGGCCCCGGCATCGTCGAACCACAGGCCGATCTCTTCTGTCGTGTCGAGGTCCGGAATGTCCCATTCGATGCAGCCCCTGCGCCGATCGTCGGCAAGGTAGAGGTCCATCCTGCTCGGGTGCTGCCCGAGCTCGTGTGATCCCCAGCTGCCGTGCCGCAGCAGCGAGGCCGTGAAGCGTATGGTGCCGACGTGTTCCATGGTGGTCTCCGTGGTTGTCCTGGCGGGAGCTCCGCCAGGGTGATGGTCAACGTGCCGCGACGATGCGGCCCGAGCGGGTTGTGATGGTGATCCTTGCCGCAGCGGGGTAGCAGCGAGCCCAGTCGAGGGCATCCTCGACCGTCCACGCTCGGTGCTCCCAGCGGCTCCAGATGCCGAGAGACCCGTCGATCGCGATGACGCGGTAGGGTTGCAGCAGGGCCTTGATTCGTTTCATGGTGTGCTCCATGGGGCCCCGCAGGGCCCCGGTAGGGTTAGGGTTTGACGATCGTGATGCGGGTGCCGTAGTCAGAGACATCCGAGGTGCCATGCAGCGGCCTGCCCAGCATCCGCTCTGCGTAGGCCTCGGCCTCGGTCTCGGTCTCGAATTGATGGACGTGGAGCCCGTCTACGTCATGCACACGCACCGCGTACGCGGCCCTTTCGGCCGGGATTCCCAGCGCGGCTCCGATCGCCTGCCATACGTCTTGGAATGTGCTGTCCGGGCAAATGTATGCAGCGATGTCGTCGTCGGTCCACGCCTCGGCCACCATGTCCCAGCCCATCGAGTACCACATCGCTTCGTCGGCGCGGTCCCGGACCCATGCGATGATCGTGTCAACGTGCTCGCGATGGTACTCGGCGTAGCGTTCGAAAAGGTCGGCGAAGGCCGTGGTCAATCGGGCCTTGTTGCCAGCGTCGGCGCGGTAGTACGCGCGAGCGATCGCCTCGGCGAAGCTTCCGCCCAGTCGCTCCATGCTGTGGGCAGCTGCCAGCATTTTGTCGTTGTGGTCCATGTTTCTCTCCTTGGTGTGGGGCCCGAGGGCCCCGTGGGTTGTCAGAGGGTGATCTTGGCGGTCAGCAGGCAATTTTTAACGGCCTCCTGCACTTGCTCGGTCAGGTCAACGTCTCTCATGAGTCTCTCCCCGTCGAGGTAGTCATGCAGATCCTCGTTGCCCATCCAATCCTCGATGCGTGAGCCGACCAGGTCATCAAGCGTTGCGCCAAGCTGCTTGGCGATCTCCTCTCGAGCCTTGCGCTCGATCAGATCCTCCAGCGCGAACCCGTTGAGCTCCTCGAGCTGCGCTACACGTGTCACTAGGACGCCATTGATCCCCTCGAGCTTCGCGATGCGCTCCTCCAGCGGCTTGACGGCCTCGGTTACAGCTGCGGTCAGCGCGTCGGTCAGGATCTTGTTCAGGTCGATGTTCATGCTGTGCTCTCCTTGGTTGTGTCTGTCTGTCGAAAACTGCGGTCCTACACCCCTCTATGTGAAAGAATCGTGCCAGCACCCAAAAAAGCCTTATAAATCAACGGCTAGGGATTTCCCTATGCTGGATATCTGTACAGTAGTCGGCAAGCCTGCGGCTATCTACTGGACAGGGGCGATAGCTTAGGGCTATGATGTACTCCACCCCTCTCCTCGGCCCCGAAGGGCATCAGACAATGAAGAGATCAGACATCACCCAGGCACTAGAC